CCATTACATGTGATTACTATGGACACTGAACAACTCAAAAAGAATTTCGAAGAGCAACTTGCTACTACGGAAAAGCAAATCGCTGATCTAACAGCAAACCTAGAAAAAGCAAGAGAGTATAAACTCAAACTACAAGGTGGTTTGGAAACTCTTCTTCTCCTCAACCCACCAGAAGAAGCAGAGGAAGAAACCGCAGCAGAATAATCATAAATCCCTATCTGATAAATACAGGTAGGGATTTTTTGTATCTAATTAAATGGCACAGCCATCCACTAGACAGGGACTAATTGATTACTGTAAACGTCAGTTAGGTGCTCCTGTATTACAGATCAATATTGATGATGCACAAGTCGGTGATGTCATTGATGATGCTATTCAATATTATCAAGAGTGGCATTATGATGGCGTAGAAAGAATGTATTTAAAGCATCAGATCACTGCAGATGATGTAGCAAGATTTCTTTCCTCTAATGAAGAGCACAGCACTACAGATCCAGATCAAGCTACTTGGGAAAACAGGAAGAATTTTATTGAAGTTCCCGATCATGTAATTGGTGTTTCGAAAGTATTTGGAGTTTCATCAAACTGGGTTCGTAACGATCTGTTTGGTTTGAGCAACCAGTATTTCTTGATGGATGTATTTTCATTCTCATCAGGATTTGCATTTGGTAACTTTGATATGACAAACTACTTTATGATTCGTCAGTATTTTGAAACTCTTGATATGGTTGTTAATACTGGTGCTCTTGTAGAATATAGATTTAACAAAAGACAAGATCGTTTGTTTATTGATATTGATGTTAACAGATTAACCGAAGGTAATTATATTTTAATTGAATGTCATAGAGCATTAAATCCAGATGAGTTTACACAGATCTATAATGATAGTTTTGTGAAGAAGTATGCTACTGCTTTAATGAAGAAGCAGTGGGGTATGAATTTAATTAAGTATAATTCTGTTCAACTTCCAGGTGGTATTACACTAAATGGAAGACAAATTTATGAAGATGCGTTAGCAGAACTTGCTCAATTAGAAGCAGATATGCCAACGAAATATACTCTCCCACCAATGGATATGATCGGATAAGATGCCTACTAGTCCTTATTTTCCCCCATACTACGAAGGATATTCTGGCGAGCAAAACCTCGTGCAGGATCTTGTTGACGAACAAATTAAACTGTTCGGTTCTGATATCTATTATCTACCAAGAACTATTCTCAAAGATAATACATTAGATGATGTAATCTATTCAAAATTTGAAAGTCAATTTCAAGTTGAGATGCTTCTTTCTAATGTAGAAGGTTTTGGCGAGCAATCAGAATTCATTTCTAAGTTTGGTATTCGTATTACTGATGAAGTTAAGTTTATTGTATCTGCTAGAAGGTGGGCAGAATCAGAAGCACAGTATACTCCCGACTTAACAGTTCCTGGTAGACCAAATGAAGGAGATCTTTTATACTTCCCATTGACCACAGATATTTACGAGATTAAATTCGTAGAAAGAGAATCGCCTTTCTATCAGTTCGGCAAGATTCAATTCATCATCATGACTGCTGAGATCTATGAAATTGGTAATGATAAGATCGATACTGGCATTGATGAGATTGATGAAATCGAACAACTATTCAGTTCTGCTATCGCTCTAAACATGAAGGTTGGTGGAACCGATGACTTTACTATTGGTGAGGTTGTTACTGGTAGTATATCAAATGAAACGGGAGAAGTCAAGTCCTGGAATCCCACCACAAGAGTTATTCAAATTATTAATCGCACAGGAACATTTGTTGAGAATGAAAGTTTAACTGGAAATGATAGTGGTGCAGTATGGATAGTTGATAACTTCTCAACTATTGAAAATACTAATTCAGAATACGACCAAAATAAATATATCGAAGACGAAGCAGATACTCTTATTGACTGGGGAGAGAAGAACCCATTCGGTGAGTTTGGAAATATAGGAGATAGTTTCTAATGTTAGGACCGCACTATTATAACGAGGCAATACGTAAAACTGTTGTTGGATTTGGAACACTATTCAACAACATTGAAATTCAAAAATTAGATCCCCAAACAAAAACTGTAATCGAAGTAGAAAAAGTTCCTCTTGGTTATGGACCAAAGAATAAGTTTCTAACTCGCTTAGAACAGAATCCAGAAGTAGGAAGAAAGGTTGCTATTCAGTTGCCTCGTCTTTATTTTGAGATGACTGGTATTAACTACGATAGTGCAAGAAAGACAAGTCCTATTCAAAAATATAGAACTGTTGTTAATGACAATGGCAATGAAGTAAGAGTTCAATATGTTCCTGTTCCATATAATATGGACTTCGAACTTGGTATTATTGCTAAGTCACAAGATGATGCATTACAAATTATTGAACAAATTCTACCATACTTCCAACCAAATTTCAACCTCACTCTTAACTTTATTCCAGATATGGATGAGAGGAGAGATGTTGCTGTTATTTTAAACAGTGTAGATTATGAAGATGATTGGGAAGATGATTTCATGCAACGTCGTAGTATTGTATGGACTTTAAATTTCACTGCTAAGTCATACATCTACGGTCCTTTCAATCAAGCAGGTATTATTCGCAAAGCTACTGTATACGAATCTGTTGGTGATCTCAACCAAAGCAGAAGAAATGCTGCTTATTCTTATACACCTAAAGCACTTGAAGATAATAATAACGATGGTGTTATAGATAGTTTAGATGATGCACTGGTTATGCCAGATGATGATTTTGGATTTAATGAAGGTATCGAGTTCTTTTAATGACCTATGAATGAGTTTGAAAAAAGTATGGAACAAATTTTTGACATTGATATTGCTACAGAAGAAACTGCAGTAGTTGAGCAAAAGAAAGAGGATCCAAAATCAAAAGAGGATCCTCAAAAGGATTATGAATATACCAGGGGGGAGTTGTATAGCCTCATCAGCAAGGGCCAGGAGGCGGTACAAGGTGCCTTAGAGGTCGCTCAGGAGTCAGGACACCCGAGAGCATATGAAGTTGCTGTAGCGGCGATGAAACACGTCGCAGACATGACTGATAAACTAATTGATCTCCAGAAGAAGATGAAGGATCTCGATGCTCCTGTCAAAGGATCTGGTCCAACCACAGTTAACAATACAATGTTTGTTGGATCAACTGCAGATCTTCAAAAGATGATTAAAGAGATGGGTAAAAATATGACAGAGGATAAATAAAAATAAACGAAAAGAATAATGACCGTATTCAAAGTCGTTCAGCATGTTGCTGATCTTACCGATAATTCAGATGATGTTGTTACTACTCCTGGTCACATAATTAAAACTGGAATTTATAGAATTTCTAACGCAGCATCTACATCAGCACATTTTTCAATCAATGGTAATCCAAATGCCAGCACTGATGTAGATGCTGGTCATATTTTATCTAATCATGAAATTATTGTTAAAGGTCTTCATGGACCAAAGAACGCAAAGGTTATTGCTATTACAGCAGCGAGTCCTTGTGTTGTAACATTCGAAGGAAACATCCAACCATTTGCAGTTGGTGACTACGTAACTCTTACTGGATCTTCTGTTGCTGGATATAACACACAGATTTCCCATGCTTTGATTAGTGCTGTATCGGGAAACACTGCTACCATCACTGCTAACTGCTCTGCTTTAGCAGCATTCACTGGTTCTGCTACGTTATTCAGATCTGGTAAAGTATCTGCTCAAGGTGATACCAACAATGGTCTTGAAGTTTATGTTGACGAAGTAGCAATTGTTGGTTAATATATCTTAAGTAACTATTGTAACAGAATGAACATGTTATAATAAATATTATACTGTTCATTTTTTTACTCATGGAAACCAGAACTTGTCCCAAGTGCAAAGCAACTTGGATTTGATGGTAGCATTACTGGACAGGAACAAATAAGAAAGGTAATGAGACCGAGTTGGCATCACTTGTGTGCGACAAGTTTGGAGATGACACTTGCATCAACCCATGCCAAGGAACTACAGATGGAAAGGGTTGGGAAAATAGGTTAAATAATATGGATGCTATTGATAAAGATATTAAAAGGAGTTTAAATGAGTAGTGGTGATCAGATTTATTTGGGGAATCCGCTTCTAAAAAAAGCGAACGTTCCCCACGATTGGACTAAAGAAGAAATTCAAGAATATCTTAAATGCAAAGAAGACCCAGTTTACTTTGCATTGAATTATGTAAAGATCGTTCAGGTTGATGAAGGTCTTATTCCCTTTAGGATGTATGACTTCCAGAAAGAACTTGTTAAAAAATTTCATAATAACAGATTTAATATTGCAAAACTACCCAGACAGACAGGAAAATCTACTGTTGTAGTTTCGTATCTACTTCACTATGCACTATTCAACGATAGTGCAAACATTGGTATTCTTGCAAACAAAGCATCAACTGCTCGTGACTTGCTTGGAAGATTGCAGACAGCATATGAGAATCTTCCTAAGTGGTTACAGCAAGGTGTGATTGCGTGGAACAAAGGATCGATGGAACTTGAGAATGGTTCTAAGATCATGGCAGCGTCTACATCAGCATCTGCTGTGCGAGGAATGTCATTTAACATTATCTTCTTGGACGAATTTGCGTTCGTTCCGAATCATATTGCCGACGACTTCTTCTCGTCTGTGTATCCTACTATTTCATCTGGACAACGCACGAAGGTTATTATCATTTCTACCCCATATGGTATGAACCACTTCTACAAGTTGTGGGTAGATGCACAAAATAAAAGGAATAATTATATTTGGACTGAGGTTCATTGGTCTGAAGTTCCTGGGCGTGATGCCAA